GAAGGTACCACCTGCTGAGCCACCGCCAACCGTGTCGTTCTGGGCGTAGCGGTTAGCCGCATTGGTCAGGGTCAGCGAGCCGGTAGTGGGCTGAAAGAAATAAATGCCCTGGTCAGTGGCTAGATAAACGTAGTTGTCGTTGGCGTCTGCTGAGTAAATCTTTGTAACGCCGGTGGTTCCCCAAGTGATGTTTTGTGAAACGAAACCTGAACTGGCCCAACTGGTGACGGAGAATACTTCAGTGCCGTCAATGACAATGATGTATCCACCACAACGCAGGGTCATGGTGTTCTTGTAAGACGACTGGTATTGCTGAGTAACGTCGTTCTGCAAGGTGAGTTGGTAAGGCATGGAGAAAGCGTCCAAGCCCTTTGAGGCACGGAACCTAGTCTCCTGTGAGTCACGCTTCTGGTCCAGCAACAACTGACCAGCACCCATAGCCCAGTCGGTTTGCTCACGCCGCCAGAGTCCTTCAGTGTTTACCGTTCCCTCACCCATGATGTTGGTGAAGTTAATGGACTGACGCTGAGCTGCCAAGGTGCGGTGACGGAAAGCCTCACGGCGGTATGGCTCGAAGGACGTGTCCACATCAAAGGCACGACCACCAATAGCCACAGCGTACTGACCGAGGGTGGCGAGGTTGGCTACTCCAGCAACTGAAGCACTGAGCGATCCAATGAAGGCGTCAGCAGACTTAGTGCTGGTGGTGCTCCAACCGAATAAGGTAGAGCGAAGGTCGGAACCTACAGGTGCCGCCATTACCAGCCACGAACCTTGGTGTATTGACGGGTCAAGCGGTCAGCCTCTTCGCTGATTCGTTGCATACGGCGGTTCACCAAAGCGTTCACCGAGCCAGCAACCGCACCAGGCACGACTTCTTGGGCCTTACGTGGGTCAGGCTGAGACTCCATAAAGTTACGGCTAATCTCACGGGGCAAGGTCAGGTCAATCTCTGCACCGAGTGGGGGCAGGTCGAGCATGGTGGCGGTCAGGTTAGGAACCGTGGTGGGGTTAGCCGCTTGGAACGAATCGCCAGCCGAGGTCAGGCTTGCCGTGTTGGACAACTGAACTTGGTTGGTGATGGTGTTGATAGCGGTAATGGTGGTAGCGAATGGGAACGCTCCAGCACCATCAGAGATTACCTGCCCTGGGAACAATCCGGTCAGGCTCGATACTGAGGTCAGCGTGTTCGATCCGTTAGTTGCCGTAGCAGTGAAGTTCACAGCCGCTGACATGGTGTACCCGTTGTAGGGCGGTGCCTCGTCGTTGGTTACTGGGGTGTTCAGCAGGTTGTCCGAGGTGTCTACAAAGCGTAGGAATGGGGCTGAGTAGGTGACGTAGATGGGGAGTCCAGGCCAACCAGCTTCACGCAAAATGATTCCCTTACCCGATGGGAACACTGGGTCGGTGGAGTTCTGTTGCCAACGTACAACTTTCCAGTTCTTGATGGCTGGGAATGTGCGGTAAGGCGGTGCAATACGGTAGCGAACCTCAAGAATGTCAATGAAGTTGTCGGGCAGGTCGCCTAGGTCGTAGCCCTGAAAGACAGGGTTGTAAGTAATCTGAGCCACGCCCACACGAAACAAACCGTTGGTGGGTGAGGACAGCGAACGCAGGTCGTCGTTGATTGCCACGCCAATGTCGTAGCGAGAGTAGCGAGGGTTGATGTAGACCACAATGCCGGTGACGTGCTGGCTGGCTACTGAACCCCAGTACCCACGCTCGACGGTAGCCACGCCGGTGGACTGGTTAAAGGACAGAACCAGCATGAGTTCTAGCTCCACGCTGAGAACCGTACCTGGCTGAATCATCGAGGTCTGCTGACCTGATACCTGAACCGTGGTGTCGGTAGCAGACAGGCTTGCTGAGGTGCCGTTGCCCACAAGGACGACTGACATCTCACGGACGCCACCCATCACACGGCGGTAGACCTTCTCGATTAGATCGCCAAAGGTGTAGCCATTTCCGGTGCTTGCTGAACCGCCGACTGTAATAAGAGTTGCCATGTTATTCCTTAGTTGAGTGTGGCGAAGAAGTTGCTCTGATTAAACGCAGGGGTGTTTGCTCCAACCGCAGCCGGAGTGGTGTTCAGACTTGTTCCCCAAAACGAACAACGCCCGTTTAATGCCCCCGCGGCGTTTGTGGTATTGAAGTTCATTAACGCCCCTGTGTTTGGGGGTCCACCACCGCTAGAGTCACCTGCCACAACCAAGGCTGGTGCAGTTGTAGTACTTGTACCAATTTGAAAAACAATGTAGTAATCGGTGTCGTTAGCAAGTGCCAGCGAACCAACAGCCGTAAGGGTAAAAGTGTTGTACCCAGTGTTAAGCAAGGCAGAACCCAACGAAGCGTATCCAAGAACGGCTCCTGCTGCTGAATACAAACTGACGTAGGAGTTTACCATAGAGGCTCCCGAACCAGCATTAGTAAAGAATCCAACTGTTGAAACAGTTGCAGCCGTAGTCATGTGGATTCGTGTTGCGTAAGCAACGCCCTTAGTAGGAATAATAGTACTGCTGCTTGCAATAGTGGCTGGGTCAAATGTCCAAGCCTTGACACCGTGGGCCGATGGGAATACTGAACCTGGCGTTATGCCCAAGTTTCCACGAGCCGTTGATACGGTAATTGCCCCAGTTCCACCTGAACTAATTGGTACCTGTCCGACTCCAGCACTTAGTGTTGGTGCGCCAATTTCTGTCCAAACGCCTGAGTTATAAACAAAACGCCTAGCGCCGTTGCCAAATGTTGCAAAAGAGGTTGCGCCGCTATTTGTACTACCTGCCGAAATGTAAGTAATTGTGTCAGTTGAACCACCCCTTGCAATGTAGAATGAGTTTCCGGTACTGCTTATCGTATTTACGGTTCCGTTTGGTGGTGCGGTGGGAAGTGTGACGATACCCAAACTAAAGGTAACAATTGAGGTTTCGTTAGGTAAAGCCGTTCCATTTGCGGAGTAAAACACGACTGGCCCTGCGCCGGTGTTGGCGTATTGCAGACCAGTTGCGCCAGAGTTCACTACGAGAGACTGACCAGCAGTTCCTAAGCCCAGGCGTGAAACAGTGCTAGAGCCAGTCCCAACAATGAGGTCGCCAGCAGTAGTAACTGTCGAAAGGGGAATCTTGGTTGTGTCGCTAGGTGCGGTGGTAGTAACGGAAGTAACTCGGCCCTTGGAGTCGGTGGTTACAATAGGTACTGCCGTGGCCGAACCATAAGTGCCAGCGGTACCAGCGGCGGCCAAAGTGGGGTTGGGGTAACTACCTGTAAGGTCACCACCGGCTGAACCGTTAGGTGGAAGGGCGGTAGGAATCTGACCAAAGGCGGCGGCGTCAGTTGAGACGGTGCCGTTAGCAAGACCCGTAATTTTGTTAGCGCCCATTGCAACGTTGGCAGCAGCAGCTCCCCACTTGTCAAGGCTGACTTGTGAGGTGTCTACTAAGTGATCTGCACCGTTGGCTGTTACCATGTACCACTGGCCACCAGCATTGTTAATAAATGTGTAAGCACCATTAACTGATACCGTGTAGGTGGTTACTCCTGCACTGCTACCAAGTGGCACCATTGAGTTTGACGAAAAACCTAATGTCACTGAGACGGTAGAGTGGTTAATAAATGTCCAAGATGCACCGTCTTGCGGGCTGCTTGGAGCGGAAATTGTTTGCCCTGAAGTTGAACCCGTAAACAATGTTACTTCGTTTACCTTTGCCGTAGCAGTTGCCGTGCGAGAAACAATGTGGTCCGAGATGGTAGACCACCACGTTCCTGGCGAACCGGCAACCGTGCAAACCCAAATGGTTGCTGTTTGATCAACAACAAAATCGCCCACAGCAAATGTCCCAGTAGTAGGTGCTCCGTTTGTAGTACCGCCTACATAACGAGTAGCCGTTGTAGCACCAGTAAGTCCAACTGGTAAGCCTTGGTTTCCGTTACCACCTTGAGCACCCTGCGCTCCTTGTGCGCCCTGAGTTCCAGCACCCTGCACACCTTGGTATCCCTGTGGCCCCTGAGAGCCTGTAGCACCCTGCGTACCCTGTGTTCCTTGATTACCTTGAGCACCCTGATAGCCCTGCGGTCCTTGAGCGCCTTGAGAACCCGTTGTTCCCTGTGAGCCCTGTGGCCCGATTAGTCCTTGATAACCCTGTGGGCCTTGGTAGCCTTGTGGGCCCTGTGAGCCAGTCGTACCTTGCGCTCCAGTTACTCCTTGGAATCCTTGGGTGCCTTGCGTACCCTGATTGCCCTGTACGCCTTGGGGTCCTTGGGCTCCAAGAACACCCTGAAAACCTTGTGTACCTTGCGAACCTTGGGCACCTTGTGCGCCCGTTGTTCCTTGATTTCCTTGATAACCTTGTGCGCCCGTCGAACCCGTAGCACCTGCCGTACCTTGAGCACCCTGCGCTCCTTGTGCCCCTTGTGGGCCTTGTGATTGAACCAATGTATTGTCGTAAGCCCAATAGGACTTAGCGTTCGTAGCACCCACTGGGTAGGTAACACGAACGTAGTATGCCGAAGAAGAAGGGACCGTAAGTTCCCACTGTCCAGGTCCACCGAAGTTAGTGCCGGTTATGACTGGGCCAGCGTCAGGCGATCCTGACGGTGGGGTTGTGCCTGCGGCTGGAACTACGGTAAAGCGTGAGGCGAGCCAGGCGTCTACCTGTGCACCGTTCAGGGCTCCAGAGGGGCCGTCTACAACACCGGACAGTAATGGCATTAGTTGCTTCCTAGAATGGCTTGGGCGGCGTCGAACTTGGCACCGAGCTTGGCGTTACCACCGAGGTTCTGACCAGTCTCTACTTCCCACTTCGATACTGCACGACTCTCTAGTGCCGCGGCACCCTTCACCGTCTTGGGCTGTAAGCCGTCCTTACGCAGACGCTTGTAAGCCGCTACGTCAGCGTGGCTCTTCTTCGTCTCGAAGTTGATACGCCCAGCGTCCGAGCGAGTAGGCATAGCCGAAGCCGCCATTGAGACTGACTGAATCTTGCAACCGAAGCAGTCTGGCTTGCAATCTGGTGAGGGAACGTGTCGTGCCATTATGAAATCAAATCTCCGTATCCGGCAGCCGTGAGTGCCGCAGCCTCGCTATCCGAGACTTGAGTAACACCTAAGTATACCTTAGTGACGTAAGGGTTCTGGCTAACAGTTGAAACTGTAGGGTGCGGTGGCTTCTGCTCGAAGTCAATGTAGTAAGACGTTGAGTACGGGGCCGATGGGTCGTATGGGTTGTATGGGTACGGAATGTTTGTGTTGGAGTTCTCGTTGGTGGCGGTGTCCTGGACGAACGTGCCATCGCTGAGAGCGAACACAGCTACATACCGAGCACGGTTAGGAAAGTATCTCCATAGCCGACGAGCCGGACCCATAGAGTCCGGCAAGATCGGTGGATTGTCCTTTACCTGCGGTGGCGTGAAAGTTGCCACGAGGTACTACCGCTTGTTTACTACTGGGAGTCCAAGCTTGGCAGCGGCAATAGCGTCAGTGGTGCCACGGCTTGCGGAACCATTGGTGTTGATTCCCTCAGCAGGTGTCTGACCAACTGGCTTAGTGGTGCGGCTGTAACCGCCCATGAGGTTCACTTCAAGAACGGTGGCAGGGGTCATGTCTACGTACATCGAGACTTCGCCTTGGCGACGCTCAACGTCGAACTCTGATGAAAAGCGGTCAGCCATTAGTTTTCTCCGTAGGTGCGGTAGGGGGTAACTTCAGGAGCGTCAGTGTTGGCTCCGTAGGTTACTGGGGTAATGCCGGTGACCAGGGGTGAACCCTTAACGCCACGAGCGGTGTTGGCTTCTACGCCACGAAGGGTAGGTCCATTGGTGGTTTGACCAGTGACGTTGCTGGGGATAATGCCAGTGTCAATAGAGTTCGCAGCGGTGCTACGAAGGTCGTACTCTGAGATTTGTGTGCCTTTGCGTGATTCCATTAGAGAGGGCTCTTTTCTAGATCGCAGCAACCGCAGTAGCATGCGTCGGGTTGAGTGCTAAGACGACCATACTTGGCGTCGTTAGCAGAGGCAGCAGTCGCACGGTTAGCGATGAAGGTGCCAGGTAGGTTGGCTGATTCCAAACCACGGGTAAGTCCAAGTCCGGTAGGGATTGTCATGGTGCTTTCTTAAAACTCAATTTTTTCTTCTGAGGTGTGTTGGGCCTGTCGGGAGACAGCATGCCCGTCCTTGTCAGTCAAACCGCCACAGGTGAGACACATAATCTCATCTATACCAGCTTGTATGTCCATGCTTCCGCAGTGGGCACATTGACGAGGCCAAGGCATACTGTCTCCTTCTAAGCCGCTACTGGACTAAGCCAGTGGGTTTCCGGATTCTCCCGTGTCAATGGCAGGGTTGAAACCAGTTCCGATGTCGGAGCCCAAGAGCGAGCTTGACTCGATACGGATAACTGAAGCCTGACGGAAGATTCCGTAAGCACCGAGCCAGTACCAACCCATTGGTACGAAGCGGCGCAGACGGTCGGTGATAGGACCAGGTACAACGTGTGGGAACGCTGAGTTGCCGTCTACGTATGAGTGAGCCTTGGCAAGAGCCTGGCGACCCATGATGATGGTGCCGTAAACGTTGGTGGACGAAGCACCAGCAGCAGCGAATACAGGAGCGCGTGGAGTTTCGATCCAACGGACACCCTCGAACGCACCGAGCTCACCAGTCCAGATTTCACCTGGCTGAGCGTAGACGTGTGGAGCACGCCAGCCCTGAATGTTCGAGCCAGCAACCGTTTCGCCCTGAAGGTCTGCAACGAGGTCTGGGTGAATGAATCCAACGTAGTAACCACCGAAGGTAGGTACGTTCTGCGAGCGCAGACGGGCACGAGCAACACGAATGTCCAAAGCGGAGATGGTGTTGGTCGCAGCAACGGCTGAACGAGCAGTAACCGAGGTCTGAAGTGCAGTTGCACCCAAGCCCGAAGCGTACTGTACGTTGGTACCGCTGTCGAGAGCAGCACGAGCAATCGTGTCCAAAGAAACACCAGCGTTGTAACCAACTACGTTGGCAACGATTGGGTCAATGTCTACGAATGAGGTACCACGCAACTTAGCGGTGGTAAGAACACCGTTACCGTATTCAGCCAAGGTCAGCGAAACAACGCTGTCTGACAGAGCGACGGTTGAGATGTCTGAGGTTTCGGTCAATGCCGTTGAAGCAATCGGCAAGTCGTTCACAATGGTGAACTGAACCGACGCACCTGGCATGGATTGAGCAGTAGGTTGCACATCGGCAGCCTGGTCGAAGTAAAGCTCTGGACGCAAGGCGAAGTACGCCATGCGGTCATAAGCAGCCTTCGAGAAATCAAGGGTTCCTGAACCCGTAAATGAGTCAGCCATTTGGCCGTTCTCGCTTTCTGTTTAGAGAATCAGCGAGCACTCCTTGAAGTCCAGATGTTGAGGGCAGCCTCGTATTCTGGGTTCATCACGATCTTCATAACATCTTCGGGGTTCGACGCTTCACTCAAACGAGCCATGAACTCCTGTCCCAAGTCGGGACCGGCTCCTGACGTACCGATGGTCGCACCTTGGGCACGACGCAGGGCTTCAAGTTCAACATCATTGGCTGGGGCTTCGGCTTGAACCTGGTTAGGCTGAAGGATACCGTACTCCTGCGCCGCCTTAGCGATAGATTCAGCGTCTGCTGGGCCATCGTAAGCCTTGCGAAGTAATGCACCTATGCCCGTTTCAGGGATTCCTGCCTTAGTGAACTGAAGGTCACGCTTCTGCGCTTCCAGTTCGGCCTTTGCCACTTCTAACTCTTTCCGAGCCTTTTCTGCTTCTCGCAACTGACGCCGAATGTTCGGGTCAAGTACGTTGTCGCTAGTGGACTCGTCTTCGTTAGTTTCGAAGTCTGACATGTTGATCGCTCCTTCAAGGGTACGCACTTAATTCAGAGGTAAATTAAATGGATAAACGCACACGTTACGCACCAGGGATTGTGCAACTCCCTGACGGGTTTGGCGTACAGCTCACCCGTAGCGAACGGGGCCGAACTCCTAGACTTAGTGTATCAGGATTAAATTGCGCCTGAACCTACGCCGGTAACACCCTTGGCTGTCTCGGCGTAACCGCCACCCTTCTCGAAGGGGGCTGCGGCTGCTTGAGCGGCTTTCTGGGCTGTAGACTGAGCGGCCTGTAGGTTGGTGCCCTCGTAGCCTGCCACCTGAGCCCCTATAAGGGTCGTAGTGTCCACGGTTGGGGCTGTCCCACCTGGAGCACTGCCGGTCAGCGCAACGTCCTTAGAAGCCGTCTGAAGGGCTTTCTGGGCCTGTCCTAAAGTCAGGGTGTTGTAGGGGTCCTGAGCGTTGCCTAGACTAGCCACACGGACCATCTCACCTAGGTCCATAGCCTGATTAGGGGTGAAGTTCTGGAGTCCAGCGGCTTGGGCTGAGTAGCCAAGGTTGGCTCCGAGGGCCTGCTTCTGACGCTCGATTGCCTGTTGGTTGGCTAGGTCGAGAGCCGACTGGCTAAGGGCAGGGGCGTTTTTCTTGTTTGTGATGGCTTGCATGCCCTTCTCAGGATCGAGAAAGTAAGCCACTAAGTCGCCTTGGGTCAGACCGTGTTGTTGCATAAAGGCGTCCTTGACCTGTTGAGGCAGACTGTCTACTGCTTGGTAGCCCAGCGAGACTCGGCGTGAGAACTCAGCCGCCGATACCTGACCGGCAGCCAAGTCAGCCATAACGGTGCGCTTGGTCTTTGGGTCTACTTGAGTAAGCATGGCGATAGGCAAACCTGCACTTTGAGCGATGTCTTGGTACTTTTGAGTCAGTGCCATGTAGCCTGCTTCGGTCAAGGGCTTAGTGCCCATAGCCGCAGCGTTCTGTTGTTGCTCAATAAGTCCGGCAAATTGTTGCTTGTATTGGTCGGTTCCCCGAATCAACGTCATCAGTTCTTTGGGATTGGTGTAGCCGTCCTTAAATACCCAGTTATAAAGTTGTGGAGCAACTGAGGCTAAGTCGTAGTTGGTAAGTAGTGCGTTGGCTGTCTCGTAAGCACCAAGCATGGCTTGTTTTGAAGCGGTGACGTTTGCCACCACCAACTGACCGTTGATAATTTGTTGCTGTACGGCTTGACTGCGTAGTTCAGTCGCCGTGTAGCCAGTGCCTAGGTTGATGTTGGCAGGTACTTCACTGACCACGCCACTTGACTGAGCCGCAGCCGTTGCTCCCTTGGCAACTTCACCTAAGACAACTAAAGGTGCTTGAAGGTAGGTCTGGTAAGAAATGCCAATGGGGTTGGCAGACGTAGGTTTAACGCCAAAGATAACGTCGAACCAGGCTTCATTAGCCTTGGGGTTTCCAACGTACTGGTATGGCATTTGAGCCAATACCTTGTCTACAAGACCAGCCGCCGATGAGGCAGAGTACGATCCATTAGCCGCAGCAGTAATAGACGAGTCAATAGCCGTGCCACCAAGTTTGGCTAGTTGAGCAACCACATCTGCTGGTAGTCCAGCCTTTGACAGAGCCGCCGTAATTTTGTCGGCTGAAGGGTAGTTAATTGTGCCTAAACCTGCGGCACTACCACCGTTACTCCACGGAGTTCCGCTAGTGGCGTAAGGATTAGTCGTGGTGGTAGTAGATTTCTTTGGCGTTTGTTTAGCGGTCTTGCGTGACATTACATACCTGCCTGTGGTGATGGGCTAGGCATAGCCGGAGCTGGTGCCTGCATTGGTGCTTGAGCCATCGCTGGGTTTACTTCACCTGCGCCCATCTCTTGATGTAGTCCTTGAACGATTGACTGCATTTGCTCTTGAGCCGCTGGAGTGTTCTGGTAGCCAAAGCCAGGGTTAGAGCGAATGTGTCCTTTCCACTCGTCGAGGCTCATGGGAACTGGGCGTCCAGTCTTAGGATCGTGTCCACCGCTCAAAGCCGCACTGGCCTTGGGGTCGGTCATAAAGTCAGGCTCGGCTTGCTCACCAAGCATTTGCTTAGCGACTTGACGGTATGGGTCGAGTAGGTAGGCGGTCTTGATACCAGCCGCAATCTGTGGGGCGAGTGAGGGGTAAAGCCCTTGGGCTGCGGTCTTGAGGTAGTCCTCGAACGCCTGAGCCTTGGCTGGGGTCATGTCCTCAGCAATCTGCTTCAAGGTGCCCTCGCTCATAGGCACGGCGTAGTCGTGCGCTAGTTGCTTCATGTCGGCTAACGACATGGACTTACCGGCTGGGGCCTGCGTCTCTTCTGCTAGTGGTTTGTCTGCCATGGTGATCCTTATTGTGGGTTAGGTAGTTTTCTAAAGACGGAGATAATAAGATTCGAGTATGGCTGCCAGATTTTCTGGGTCGTCAGGTTTGTCATGTAATTGTACCATTCGTTTTCTAGCTGATACTGTCTCGACTTGCTACTGCCCTTGAACGCCTGCTCGTATTCCTTACGCAGATTGACCAATTCACCAAGAGCCTGCTGGGTAGACAGTGGCAACTGCGACAAATTGGACTTGTTACCTATGACCTGCTTTGCTTCCTCGTAAGCCTGCTGAGCCTTAAACTTAGTAACTTTGCCAGTAAAGTCGGCGTACCAAAGTGGGTTAGTGGTCTGTCCGTAGCCAGTAGCCCATGACTTAAGAGCCTGAATTCCCTGACGACTCATGCCGTTCTGGTAGTTGCCTGGGTAGTTCTTTTGGAATTGGGGCATGACGGTGCTGTAATACAGGTCATTACCCATGATTACCGAAAGGTTGTCGGCGGTGTCCTTGACACTCATGGGGTCACGAAGGTGCAGGGAAAGAAGCAGAGTGGCTGCGGCTGGGTCGTATTGGGCGTCTTTACCAATGCTGGGGGTAATGGCTGCGGTCAGGTACTTGTATTTCAAAGCGAAAGCGGCGTGTTCGTTAAGAAACTTGGTGGTTCCTACGTTCTCCAAGAACGTACCCTCTGGGCTAGAGGTGTGAGGTATCAGCTCGAAGATACGAGTTGGGTGCAACTTCATAAACTCGTTGGCTTGGTCAATGTAACTGGGGTACAGGAACTTGCCGTCTGGGCCCTTCATCTGAGCAATCTTGGCAATGTCTTGCTGGGCACTTTGGGTCGAACTGACGCTCAATGCGGCAGGTGATAGGAACGAACCGAAGGTCTTAATCGCCCATAGAACCGCCGTGTGCACGTTGGCTTGCGTAGTAAAAGTGTGAATGTTATCTGGGTTTTTAGCCCACTGAGACAACTGCATAAGTGCGTAGTATTGAATCTGAGCACCAGCCGTACCGTTCTTGGCGTCCTGCCTCGTAATCTGACCAGTCTTGATTAGGTGCTCGGCTACTTGGTTGTAAATCTCTGCGTACTTGACTTCTAACTTTGAGGTAATGACGTGGTTCTCAAGGGTCACGTAAGTACCAACGTGGTCGCCACTAATAAGACCCCAAACACCCTTCCCAAGATTCTGCAAGAATGAGCTAGGGATAAGGTCGCTCTTCCACGATCCAAGCATGCCTGCTTGACCCAAACCAATGCCAGGGAATCCAGCGATGAACTTGGCAAGGAACGGAGCACGGAATTGAAAATAGTCGTAAGTAATCTTGGCAGGAACCGTCACTACGTTCGAGTAAGGAATCTGAATAAAGTTGTCGGCAAGAGCGGTCAGTGAACTGCTGTTTCCGGTAATGATGTAACTGTCTGATGAATTACCACTGGCTTGCAGAACATAGGAGCCAATGTTGTCGTGTAGGGCGGCTCCTAAAACGCCATTGACCCAGCCCACGACATACTGCGAACCTGGAATGTGGTAAGACAAAACGCCGTTCTTGGAACGTGCTCGCTGAATGTAGTTGGTGTAAAGCAGGTTGGTCTTGAGGTACTTCTCGAACTTGGCTGGGTCCTCACCGAGCAAACGGAAAGCACGACGCCACGCTTGGTTCTTAGCGAAGTAGAACGGTGCGATAATACGCATGTTTTCTTCCCACGTGGACTTGTCCAAGGGGTTGTGAATGTATTTGGACATGTGGACAGCGGCGTTGGATTGAGCCTCAATCATCGCAGCGTCCTCGGAGATTAGACCGCTTTCCACCTTGGGTAGCAAACGCTCCATCTCAATGTGGTATTCGTAGACGAACATGGGGTCACGAACAAGGCTGTTCACAATCGGGGCCAGCCATTTGGAGTGAATCTTCTCGTTAAGGTAAGCGAAGCCCGATGAGCCAATCTGCTTCCAGCGGCCTTCAGCCATAGCGTAGGCAGGGAAACCAGTAGGCACATTCTCGCCCATTTGCACTTTGTCGTTCAGCCACTTGGCGGTTTCCTCACGGCTCCAGAAATCACCGTGGGCTACCTGGCGTACGAGGTCAGGGAAAATCTCGTTGTTGCGTGTGGTGATTCCTAGGACATGATCCACAACGCTGTTAGCCCAACCTGCGTGTGGCTCAAGTTCTGGGTAAGCCGCCGAGCGAAGGGAGTTGCGCTCGAACCGACTACGCCACTCAACGCTCTGTTTGCCAATGAGGTCTTCAATCTGCTGAACCAGCTTAGGTCGGAACTCTTCAAGGTTCAGTTGTGCGGCACCTAGTTCACGCAGAACTTGGTCACGGGCTTTACCACGCTCAACAAGGGTTGCCTTCTCGCTGACTTTTCCGGTGCGAAGGCTGACCTTGCCTTGCTTGCGAACCTCAGCCTCAGCCCTACGGTTGATTAAGTTTTCGTAGAACGCAGGGTCTTTGCCGCCAGTTACAAGTTTGTCGAACTCCAACTGACCAAGACGGCGTTGCTCAGCGTCCAACAGTTGAGCCGCCGTGCGACTAAGCAAACCTTGGTGGCTACTGGTGATGGTTTGGTAGAGGGCTGCGCCAGCGTACTTGTCGTTCTCACGGTACTTGGTGTGGGTGTCGATGAGGGTTCCCCTTCTTGTCTTGATTTCACCGTCACTGCCCACCACCGGCAATTCTTCAAACTGAGCAACCTTGAAGCCGTCGCCACTTAGGTCCTTACCTGTGCCGTGTACGCCAAGTGGCAAGTGACCATCGTTCAAGATGAAAAGGTTGGTGGCGTTCTGCATTAGGCGGTCATACTCTGCTGGTGCCATACCCTTGAGCAAGCCTTGGTCTATGCCAAGAAAGAACGCAGCAACCGAGTCACGGAACACACGACGCTCACGCTCGCCCATGTAGAGTTTGCCGAAACTGTCCTCGTACTTAGTAATTGACGAAGCGAGCTTGGCCTTAAAGAAGTTGCCACCACCAATACGGATTGAGTTAAGGATTCCTTCAGACAGCGAAACGTGTAACGCCCAGGCTTGAGATAGCAACGCCAGTGGCTTCCAAAAGGCGTTCATGTACCATTGGATAATGTCCTCGGCTACACCCGACCTAGTGCGGTAGCCCCTTTCCAGCAAGTGAGAAATAGCCGTGTGGCTGAGGAAAGAACCAATCTTGCCAAAGGCTCGCTGGGAACTGAGTTCGCCCCACTTCTCAACAAAGGCCTTGGCGTAAGCGTTCTTAGCCGCTACGTCTGGGTGTTCAGCAAGTGCCGCTACATACTCAGCAGTTCTGCGAACGTTAGGCATGCTTTTGAAGCCAAACGAGATTTCCTTCTTGAGCGTAGCCAGCATGTCCTTAGAGGCACGAACTTCGGCGGCTAGGCGGTCAATCTGCTGACCGATGTTCTCGCCCAACTGCTCACGAATAGCCTTGGCTGGGTCTACGTTTTCACTGTGAATACGATCTAATTCAGAGTCAATACGCTTGAGGTGTTCAGTGCCCTTAGCGATTTCTTGTTGCAGGTCGTTGATGATGTTCGCATACTCTTCGGCACCAGTGCCTTTAATCTTTGGGCTCCACCCAATGTATCGTTCAATCAGTTCTTTTGACTTGGCAACGTAGGCTTCGGCACTGGACTGCGAGCCCATAAGGAAAGCGTTTTCCTCTGGCTTCCAAGACTCCAATGCTCGCTCGATGTCTACGCCAGCATGTTGTGCCAATGCCTCAATGTGGGAAAGACGTGAGTTCTCGTCAGCAATAAACTTAAGTAAATCGCTGTCCTTGGTAGCGGTGACTACCTCGGTAGCAAAGCGAGCCAAGTCACGAATGTTCCTATAGGCAGGAATACGGCGAGCACCCAGGTTGTATTCGTCAATACCAGCGGTCTTGGTAGGTGGCTCAAGTGGCCCTGGGTTTTCCTTGATTACTTGGTCTACCTTGGAGTCAATCAGACCCTTCTCGCCGCCACCATAGGCAATACCAGACATGGCACCACCGCCGTCAAGTCCGGTAAATCGGCGTAGTGCTTCTTGTACCTTGGAGTTAATCATGTCAAGGTGAGGCAAGAACTGAGCGTAAGGCATTGAAGCCGCCATGTGGCGATACAGCACTAACGACATGATGTTGTCGAACGCATGGTTCCACTTTTCGTTGTCGTTACCAGCACGGGTCAGTGCATCACCAGCGGCCTTCACGAACTCGTCACTCATGTAGACACGCTTGAGCCAGTCAGTCATCTTGACGATACTTGCAGGTGAACCGTTGCGAACCTCGTAGTCAAGGATTTGCCCGTCTTCGATAGACATAGGGCGACTGGTGAATTGCGCACGAAGTTTCTCGCCTAACTTAATCTCAGCCTTAGAGGCAGGGTCAGCCAGAGCAAACCCAACATCGTTAATGGTCAGGTCTACGCCAGTCTGCTCGTCAATCGAACGAATCAGGGCTTGAGCCAGTGGGTCTTCACTAGCCAAGGCGTCGCCAATAGTGGCGAACTCTTCGCTAGGCACACCACGCAGGGCGGTCTTAGCCATTGAGTACCAGCCCATCATTGGCATACGATCGCCAACGATGTCCAGTCCACCTCGCACGTCTTCAAGGACAGACAGCACCTCTTGTGGCGTCTGAGCCTTTGCCAGTCGCTCGGCTAGTGAACGAGAAAAGGTGTTCTTGAATGCTTTGTTGATTTGGCTAAAGTCGTGAGTGGCGATGTAATTAACGGCACGGCGAACGCTGGAATAAGAAGCGTAGGCACGGTGTACGTCGCCCTCGACACGGATACCTGTGCCTGGGAATAAGTTGCCGAGGATACCTGAGTAACCATGAAACGAACGTGCTTCCTTGAAGGCGTCTAGCCCACTACCGAATGGGTCAGCCACAACCCAGTTAAGGTCAAGGTCAATCAGACTCTTGGTGAATGTACCCCACATGCCGTCAATACCAACCGAGTTAGCAAGTGCTAGTCCAAGGTCGGTGCGTGTGCCGTCAGCGTTGATTACGTCACCGCCCTGCGTAGCTTGCCACAATGCCGAAAGGTGTGGGTCGGCTTGTGCCTGTGCTGCGGCATAGAGGTAAGTAGCGTTAGCCTGCTTGCCACCAATCAACTTGTTGATGTTGCCAACCAAGCGAAGCGTCCTACCAGCGTTCTTCGTCACTTGCTCACCAAACTTTTGTAAGTAGGCGTCACCGTTTTTTAAGATGGCATTACCGGCGATGTTGGCGGCGTCAGAGGCTTTAGCGGTGGCTGAGAACAACTCATCGGCGGCTGAGTTGAACTGAATCTGCTGTGACTCGCCTAGGTATTTGGCGGCAACGTTCTTGAACTCGTCAAGGCTAATCTTGCCTAGGTTGAATTGCGAAAAGGCGTCGTTAATTTCGTTGTAGCCAACACCTTCGACCTTTGATGTCGCCAGTTCACGGGCTTTGCCAAGCATGTTCTCAAACGTGGCACGGGCTACGGCTTGGCTGTCCTGAGCTTTCAAGTGGTCAATAAGTGCTTCCATCTGCACTCGCTCTTCACTGCTGATAGGCCAGCCAGAAGCGGCCTTGTCGAGCAACTGCTTGAAGGCTGAGGCTTCGGGGCTTTGGTCAATAGTCGCACGGGCGGCGTCAAGTGCGGCTTGATCCTCGATGGTTGGGGCAATTACTTCCGTTGCTGCAGCACCGGCTTCTGCACCAGGGGTAGCCAGACCGCCAGTAAAAGCACCAGCCAGCAGAGCTGGAATCTGAGTACCCATGGCGTAGTCCGAGCCATACATGTTCTCAAGCGACTTGTAATACGAGTAGTAGTGCTTAGCCGTAAATAGCAAGTTGTGTGGTCCAACGGCTGCGCTGTATAGACCATGACCAAGTGTTTCGGCTAATGCTCCGTTTATGTCACCACCGTTTTGCAACGTGCGATTGCGTACATCGTTAGCCGTGTTCACACCCAGCATGGACAGACCGCCAATTAAATCAACGGTTCCACTTGCTGCACCGACGCCGGTTTGCAAGTCAGCACCGCCAGGCAACGTATAACTAAGTCCAGTGTTTATGTCTCTGGCAATCGGATTAGAGCCAATGAAATTACGAATGGGGCTAAAGATGTTTTTATCGAACCAGTTAGTTCCCTCAGTAACAGCCTGTTGCCACCAGCCAGGTTGCTTTTCATTTAGGGTGTCGTACATACCAACGTTGCTTCCGTACAACTTCTGGTACGGCTGGGTCACGCTTTGAATCATCTTGGCAAGGTGCAACTGCGAATTAACGTCGCTGGGTAGCAAGCCAGACTTGTATTGCTGAGCTAATGAGTAGGCGAGTTGTGGGTTCGCCTGCATGAGATAAGGATTCTCAGAGGTGAGTTTGCCGAGGTATTCCCCTGCGCTTAACTTCTGACCAGTCAGCGGATTAAGGTTTTGCTGATAGCGAGATACCTCAAGGCCATAGTCATTATGAATGTCTGCTACTTCACCTGCACCTGGACCGGCTGCCATTAGATACCTAAGTTTCTAGCGGCCCTCGCCAAGTCCATCAGTGCTGGGGTTGCGTTTGCAGAACGAGCCAAAGTACCGAGGGTATCGGATAGCGGTGGACCAAAGTTGGTCGCCAAGGCTTCAGGTCCGGCTCCTTCGCCAAAAGGCAGTCCGGTAGTAACGGGTTCGTTGGGTGCTTCGGTAGGGTGAGCAAACTTCAATTCGCCAGGGTACATCTGCATAGGTGGCAACTGACTGCTGATAGTTGTTGGCTGTGGCTGGGCTGGCTGAGGGATTGGACCCTGACCTGGTGCGACTGGTGCGCTGGCACCTGGTACTGGTTGCGACGCCATTGGAATTGCTCGCTGGGCGGCTTGCTGTGCTGCCGCTACGCCATAGCCCTGACCTGTGACAGTCTGGACTGGCAGGCTTGCGTTGAGATCGGTACGGTTTCCGTAAGCCTGACCTGGTGTGCCTTGACGAACACCGCCTCTACCTGAACGTGGCATTTACTAAGCTCCTTGTGGGGCTTGGAGTCCCTGCTCCGCTGTGGTCTGACGAGCAGGACGGCGTAGAGCACCAAGCATACTGCTCAAGTCTTGCACACCGGCAGTCGGTGGTGGTACAGGTGCGCCTGCGGCTTGGGCTGCGGCACCGGCTAGACCAGGTTGCATTTCTGGCGTAGCTTCTTGCTGTCCACCCTGCTGTTGCATTTGCGACATCTGGTTGGCTTGGTCGGCCTGCTTCTTCTGCATTTCTTCGTGAATCTTTTTCACCGCTGCTTCGAGGGTGACGTGACGCTCAGCCTTAGCCAGAGCAATCTCGGCAATAATCGAGGGGTCAAGGGTTCCCTGCGTAGCCTGCTGTTCAAGACCAGCGAGCATGGCTCGACGTAGTGATTCGACTTCTACTTGGTCACGCTCACGGATTGGGTCCTCGATGGCTGGGTCCATTTCACGGGCAGTCTGGGTAGACATAATGCCGGTACCCACACGCTGACCAATAGCGATGACCATACCGTTCACGTCCGATCCTGGCATGGAATACTTGACGTAGTTCATGTCAGTCTCGAAGGCTTCGTTAGGTGTGTAGTCGGGGTGAACTACCTTGCCGTCAGTACCCATGAAAAACATGCTGGGCTTGCTGCCGTAGTACGCCTTCATAATCTTGATGGCTCGGCGGTTCTCTGCCTCTAGCGAGTTAGCAAAGATTTCCTGATACTCCTGAATCGGCATGTCCACGGTGTTGGACATAACCATTTCTCCACGCCGTGCTGTGCGAACGTTAGTTGGTGACTCTCCACCGAACTCTGCAGGAATACCGCCCGTGAGGCGTTGTGCCCTTTCCATTCGGTCGAGTGCTTCGCCGGTAGTCGAGCCAGGTTGCAGGTGTGTAACCTGCATTTGTCCCTTGTCCACAATTCCACGGATACCTTCTTTACCGTTGGCCTCTTGGATAATACGAGGGCTCGATGGGCTGTTGCTTGTCGAGACAACCCATTCATCGGGGAATACGTTACGGAATCGGGCAATTAGGTCAAGGGCGTCAAGTTTCGCCATGCGCTGATAGGTGCCAAGCATTTGGTCGAACTGACCCTGCAAACGGTCAAGGGTAATGCGACCAGCGATAACCACTGGGGAAATCTCAGCACGGTTAGGGATACGCTCCAAGATAATGTGCGAGGCAGTTCCCTTACCAGTCTCAACCGAGTAAGTGTCGGACTTAGGCTTCTCAGCACCAACGGCAATCAAGACAGTCTCATTGCTGTCCATGTATTCCAATACCTCGAACATGTCGCTGTCGGCCTTGGTGCCACGGTACAGAATGGACATCTGGTGAGGGTAGTTCTGCTTCAACCAGCCGAGGGGGCGGCGGTCAGTAAAGATACAGTCTGCTGGCTCCATTGAGTCGGGGTCGAGCATTGGAGCAGGGTAAGTCGAAAGGGGGTTGCGTACACGCCAGTGGGGCATGTTGCGCTTGTCATCGTGATAGATCGAGACAGGTGAGATAGTGACGGCACTCATACCGTAGGCGGTCAAGTGACGAGCACGGCGACGGAGCTTGGTCGGCATTTTGTTCATGTCCCACCAACCAAGGTTGGCAAGGCGACGGTCACGGGCCTTGTTCTCCGACACTTGAATACCTGGGCGAACTGGCAAGTAACTTACGTCAGGCATAACTGACGCCACACGCATAGCGAACTGGTCAATACCCTGAGCAATCAGGTTAGGAATCGCAGGCTTTTCCATCTCATCAAGTTCCGGCAGGGGAACAATGATGTCGCCGTTATAGTGACGGCGAATTTCTTCCATTCGACCAAACAGACCGCCACGCTCTCGGCGTCGCTCCTGATACATGGTAACGACTTGGGCTGCGGCTTTTTCGTTGTCTGCGGATAGGGCCACTTATAACCTCAATGTAGTGTTGGCTTTCTTAACCCATGTGGGTCGCCACGCTGTTGCTTGCGTAGTTTTAGGCATGTAAAGGTTTGGAATGTTCCACTCCAGAAACCACTGCGCCATTACGCAGTCATCGGTACGGGTACCATGTGGGTACTTCGTTACCTCGTCAATCAGCTTCATGGAGCGAATACGGCCTTCGCCCTTACCTGGTAATCTTACACGACCAAAGCGGTAGTGTGGCTGTAACACGGAAACACCAAGCGTTTCGTCCTGCTTGTTAATAGCATTTGTGTTGTGGGGAATGATCTCAACCGAGCGCAACATCTTCCATTGTTTGACGTAATCGTACTGAAGCATAAACCGCTGAGCGGCGTTATTTTCAATAATCCAATACTGAATTGGGAATCCGAGCGACTCTGACAGGTTCTGCCAATCTTCCATAACTCCGGTGTATCTACCGTCATTTAGGTTGTAGTCAAGGAATCGTGAGGCTTCCATGCGCTGACGCAAATGGTCAAGCAGGAACCGTTGCTGGGACTCAGGGTGATACAGCCAGCACTGAATAGACCAGAACTGGGTAGGCGAAGGGTCAGCCGTGGCGACCACTAGGCAGTCCCTAGCACTAATACCCCTAGGGATTTCCCATAGGTCACGGTCCTTGTCCACGCACCCAGGGTTCTCCCCATGACCCCAGACCCACTCAGTCTTGACCAATACCTCGTCAGGGTCGGTATCTTCTTGCTGGTACACCACTCGGTACCGCTGACCACGGTTGGCAATCAGGGCTGAGATTTCACGCCAGCCAAGGCGTCGAGGGTCAAGCAGGCAACCCTCTGGGTAGGCTGGGGCAGTTCGCTTGTGGTTCTCTGGTTTGCACCGATCCTCGTAGTGGGCACGGTAAAGCAGGTGGCGGTACTTCTTGTCCTTGCGGAGTGCCTCAACCTCTTCCTCGCTCATGCCGTCATCGAGCATGGCTTCTTCGTCCTCAAGGGGCATTTCCATGTCGAGGGCAAAGCGGTATAAGTCG